TATCTCATCTTCGTTTGATAGGTTAGGCATAAGAAGGCCCTGATCCATTGGACAATTAATCCTAGGAACAAGGCCTTCCTCTGCTAGAGTTAGGTACTTAGAAACAATTTGAATCTTTTGCAACCCATCTCCTTTTAATCTTTTGGAAACTCTGATATGAGGTTCCTGGCTTTACCGATTGAGTTTGGCCAAGATGACCAATCTTTTCCGCCTTTGGTCATATAATACGTTATCTCTGCGTTTGTTACTGGATCAAATAATTCCTTATTTGAAACTAATTCGAATTTTTCTTTACGATCCATACCTAGGTTTCCCAACATATTGATCTGAAAAATCCCGTAAGATTTATCTCCAGTCCTGGTGTCGTCATTTAAAGCTAGCGGTCTCCCGTTAGACTCTACACGAGCAACAGCCCAAGCTGTTTTTAAAGCAATTCCTTCAAATCCTACAGCCCATAATAAATCTTTTAAATCTGAGGCTGCAAGCATTTCTGAATGCTTATAAGTATCATTACTGAACTTATCTAGTATTTCTCTTTTTAGTTGTCTTTCAGTTTTTTCAACCGTAACTGCTGGTTGAGTTGTTAACGCTTGTGTTACTGTTGGTCCAGGCTGGACAGTAAATAGAAATAATGTTATCATTCCTATATAAGACCAGTTATGAGCAACTTCACTCAAACGTTCTTTAATTTTCTCCATTGGCATTTCCTCCTCTAGAGATAACGAACTATAATAGTAGCATTGATAGGATAAGCCTGTCAAGCCAGTCAACCAGAAAGAAAACATGGATATATCTTTTTATACACCAAAATCAGGATTAAATCCAGCAGTTGGCTTTGGATATGCATCTCAACATATAGTTAAATCATTACAAGAATTAGGACATACTGTAAAGTGGTCAAATTCAAAAGCTCCAATACAAATAAACTTTACTCAACCTCATTTATATAAGCTGCATAAAAACCAATATCAAATAGGATATACTCCCTGGGAATCAACTGGCATGCGGCCAGAATGGGTAGATAGATTTAATTTGTGTGACGAAGTTTGGGCAACTTCAACATGGAACTCAAAAATATTTAAAGAAAATGGCGTCAACAAAGACATAATGGTTTATCCACACGGTATCCAAGATGTTTGGGCGCCACGTAAAAGAGTTGTTAAAGATGTGTTTAAATTTTTGCATATTGGGGAGCCTTCTCCCAGAAAAGATGGGCAATTAGTTTTAGATACTTTTGTTAAAATGTTTGGCAATAATCCAAAATATCATTTAACAATTAAAGCACACTTAACTACTTCAATTAGAGTTTACAACGATAAAGAACAACTTGTTTCGCCGTCAGATGTTTATAGCAACGTAAAAATTATTACGGAAGAGTATGACATTGATCAGCTAGTAATGCTTTATCACAGCCACCACGTTCTTGTGTATCCAACTTGGGGAGAAGGTTTTGGATTCATACCGCTCCAGGCTCTTGCATCAGGAATGCCCACTATAACAACTTATCCGTGGGCGGAATACAAAGAGTTTATTGGTCCATTAGCCCTAAAGTCTAACCTTACAGATGAGACTCTTCCAAAAGCAGTAGGAGATCCACATATTGGTAAAATGTTTAAGCCAAATGCAAAACATTTAGAAGACTTGATGTACGATTCAGTTATTAATTTTAAAGCATATTCAGGATACTACTTTGCCCAGTCTCCTAGAATACATGAACAATACAATTGGATTAAGTTGACCAAGAATGCATTTGATCATTTAGACAAAAAGTTTCTGTAGCCCTTCCCCTTTGAATTAATATTTGGTAGAATTAGACTTCAACTAAAAATCATGCAACCGCAAGGCGGAGAAAAGGTGTTACTTAAAAATGTCAAAAACTATTGAAAACCCATACGAAAATTTTATTGCATTGTCTCGTTATGCAAGATGGATTCCAGAAGAAAATCGTCGTGAGACTTGGGGGGAAACAGTAGATAGATATTTTGACTTTATGTTAAACCATCTTTTTAAAGAACACTCGTATGAACCAGAATCAAAATTAATTGAAGAGTTAAAGTCTGCAGTCTTTAACAGAAATGTTATGCCATCAATGAGATCGGTCATGACTGCAGGTGCTGCATTAGATAGAGATCATGTTGCTGGATACAATTGCTCATTTGTTCCAGTAGATAACCCAAGATCATTTGATGAAACCATGTATATTCTTATGTGTGGTACAGGTGTAGGATTCTCTGTTGAGTATAAGTATATTAATAAGCTTCCTGCCGTTCCAGAAACATTTGAAAAATCAACAACAGTTATTGTGGTTGAAGATTCTAAACAAGGTTGGGCAAAAGCATACCGTGAACTTCTTGCGTTACTTTGGTCAGGACAAATTCCAGCAATTGATGTATCTAAGGTACGTCCCGCAGGAGCAAGACTTAAAACAATGGGTGGTAGATCATCTGGCCCACAACCATTAGTTAACCTATTTGATTTTACTGTTGCAAAATTTAAATCAGCAGCAGGACGCAATCTAAAGCCTATTGAAGCACATGACATTATGTGTAAGATTGGTGAAGTTGTTGTAGTTGGAGGAGTTCGTCGCTCAGCTATGATTTCTCTTTCTAATATTAATGATATTGAAATGGCCGCAGCAAAATCTGGCAACTGGTGGGAGAATAATACCCAGCGTTCACTATCTAATAACTCTGTTGCGTATTCACGCAAACCAGAGATGGAGCAGTTTATTGCAGAATGGAAATCTCTATATGATTCAAAGTCAGGAGAACGAGGTATATACAATGTGGCCGCAGCTCAAGCCCAAGCAGCCAAATATGGAAGAAGAGATCCAGATATACACTATGGAACTAACCCCTGTTCAGAGATTATCCTACGTCCTTACCAGTTTTGTAACCTTTCAGAAGTCGTACTGCGTGAAAATGATACAAAGAAAGATATCGAACGTAAAGTTGAGCTTGCTACTATTCTTGGGACATGGCAGTCAACGCTTACAGACTTTAAATATCTCCGCAAAATTTGGAAAGACAATACAGAAGAAGAACGTCTGCTAGGAGTATCTCTTACTGGACAATTTGGACATAAGTTCATGTCAGGCAAAGAAGACCTGGTTTCGCTAGAAGCATTTTTAATGACTCTTAGAGAATCAGCAAGAGCAAAGAATAAAGATGAGGCTGAAAAAATTGGGATTCCAGAGTCTGCCGCTATTACATGCGTAAAGCCATCAGGAACAGTATCTCAATTGGTCGGGGTGTCTTCAGGAATGCATGCATGGCATTCCCCATATTATATTCGCACAGTTCGTGGTTCTAAGGGAGATCCAATTTCTACTTTTTTGAAGGAAGTCGGAATTCCAGTAGAGGATGACGTAATGAAGCCAAACGAGACTTACGTATTTTCATTTCCAGTAAAAGCACCAGAGGGTGCAATCGTTAGAAATGACCTAACAGCTATCGAGCATTTAAATATTTGGCTAGTTTACCAACGTGCTTGGTGTGAACATAAGCCATCAATTACAGTTTCAGTTAAAGAGGATGAATGGATGGAAGTAGGAGCTTGGGTATATAAGAACTTTGATGAAGTTTCTGGTATCTCATTCTTGCCGCATTCAGATCACTCTTATAAGCAAGCTCCATATCAAGAAGTAACAAAAGAAGAATACGAAAACCTTGTCGCCAAGATGCCTAAAGAAATTCGTTGGGAAGACTTATCTTTTTATGAAACAGAAGATGGAACATCTACCAATGCCACCCTGGCATGCAGTTCAGACGGAAATTGTGAGCTTGTAGACATTTCTGCCTAAAGGGTATATAATAAAGATTGGGGTAAAACCCAAAATTCCTGGGCACAATGCCCAGAAATAAGGAGGATCTTATGCCAAAGCAAGATCTTAACAATGATGGAAAGGTAACAATGCAAGAAAAAATTCTAGCAGCGTTAGCAAGCTATGGTCGTCACTTTTTAGGTGCCGCCATTGCTCTTTACATGACTGGAAATACTGACCCAGGAGATTTAATTAAGGGTGGTATCGCAGCTTGTCTACCAGTTATTTTGAAGGCACTTAATCCAAACGAGCCAGCTTTTGGATTTACCAAGAAGTAATTTTAACAAGTAATTAGGATGACTCCTGTGCTAAAATAAGCATAGGAGTTTTCCTATTTAGGAGATTTAGCAAATGGCAAGCCAGAAGAATTTTGAAATAGATCAAAACACTACTTTTACATTTACCGTTGAATATAAAGACAATAACGGTGTTGCAATTGCTCTTACTAACTGCTCTGTAAAAATGCAGGTTCGTGACACTAAAGGCGGAAGTAAATTAGCTTTTAGCCTTACATCCCCAGCAGGCGGAATACTGATAGACGAAGCCCTTGGCAAAATCACAATTAAGATGACCCCTACCCAAACAAACAAATTATTTTATCCTAAATCCTCATACGATGTTATGTTGACAGATAGCAATTTGAATAAAACAAAGTTGCTTGAAGGCTTCATCACTTTGAGTAGATCGGTAACCATTTAATGCCAATTACCAACAATAATAGTAATCCAACAGTCATAGTAACAGAACAGGTAAACAAGCTTGTTTTGAATACCCCTGGACCACAAGGTCCTCGTGGTAAAACGATTCTAAATGGCAATGGTGCCCCTGCTGATATTCTAGGATTTGAAGGAGATTTTTATTACGACAAGCAAACGACTAGATTTTATGGTCCAAAGCCAAACGATGCATCATGGGCTGGAGCCACAAACTATCTACTAAGCACAAGCACACTGACTTATCCATTCTCGATTTCCCAAGTTATTAATGCTGGATCCTATCACTACCTTGAAATAACACATAATATGGGGTATAACCCAAATGTTACTGTAAAAAATAGTGCTGGGGACATATTAGAAACAGGAATAGATTATAATAGTATTAACAAAATTACGCTGACAATGGCTCAACCATTCGGCGGGACAGCATACCTGTCTTAAGGGAGATATAGCATATGGCAAGATTATTTGTAACCGATATTAATCTGAATAAGAATGAACTTCAGAATGCCAGAATTCAGGGATTAAGCTCAGCACCTTCAGCTCCTGTAACTGGACAGATTTACTATGACACATCGAACAACACGATGTACTACTACAATGGACTAGCATCACCTAATGGTCCATGGATGCCAATGTCTGGCTCCACAGAAGTTATTCAAGATGTTATTGGTTCATCTATCGTTGGCGGAGTTGGTTTAACATCAACATATGGCGATCCAGCAGGAACAACAACAATTGATTTGGACAACACAGCTGTAACAGCTGGTTCATATGGTTCAACAACACAAATTCCAACATTTACAGTAGATGCCCAAGGTCGCTTAACTGCGGCAGGTGTAGTAAGTGTAGCAACAATACTTACAGTTAATGGAGATACTGGAACAACTGGTATTTCATTACTAACAGAAGGATTACAAGTATCTGGTGGAGAAGGAATTGATGTTGCTGTAACAGAAAACACAATTACCGTATCAGCAGAAGATGCTACTTCATCAAACAAGGGTGTTGCAAGTTTTGACTCAACAGACTTTACAGTAACATCAGGCAACGTAGTATTAAATGCAGAAAGAGTCCAAGACATTGTTGGTGGTATGGTCACAGCGCCAAATACAGAGTCTGGAATTTCTGTTTCATATGATGACACAAACGGTAAGCTTGATTTTGATACAAATGATTTTAATATTACTCTTACAGGAGATGTAACAGGTACTGGAACAGTAACAAATCTTGGTAACGTAAGTTTTGCAGCTACAATTCAGCCAAACTCTGTTGAGTTGGGTACAGATACAACTGGAGCATACATTGCAACAGTTGCTGGAACAGCAAATGAAGTAACAGTATCTGGTTCAGGTGGAGAAACAGCCGCAATTACAATCGGCTTGCCAGATGATGTAACAATTACTAATAACCTTACAGTTGGCGGTAACTTAAACGTAACTGGAACAATTAACTCAGTAAACACTACTCAGGTAAATATTGTTGATAATAAGATTAATCTTAATACCGACTTTACTGGTGCCCCAGTAGCAGATGCTGGTATTCGTGTAGAGCGTGGAACATCTGCAGACACAGAAATCCTATGGAGAGAGTCAGCTGGTTCATTACAGTCTGCAGGAACCTGGGGACTTACAAATGATGGAACCAACTATCACTCAATTGCTAGAAAATATACATCAAATATAACAACAACAGAAGCCGCTCCATTTACATTTATAGCCGCTCATAATTTAGGCACTAGAGATGTCACGGTACAAGTTTTTGCAACAGCCGCACCATATAATCAAGTTGAATGTGATGTTGACCTAACATCTACTTCAACAGCAACTCTAACATTTGCAGCACAGCCAACAGCTGGAGCATACAGAGTAGTTATTGTCGGATAAAGTATGACAAAAAAATTCTTAACGCCTATAGCACCACCAGCGCTTACTGCAGATCCATCTGTAGGAATAGCTGGAGCTATTTACTATAATAGTGTAACTGGAAAGCTAAAGTTTTATTCTGGTACGGCTTGGGAAAATGTTTCTACAGGAGTTTCAGTATTATCAGGACCACCAGCTAATCCAGATTTAGGGCAACTTTATTTTGATACATCAGAAAATACATTTAAAGGCTACAATGGACAAGCTTGGTATGATGTTGCGGGACCAAAAGAAATTTTGGAGCACACCCACAACGTATCAAGTGGTATAGTAGAAGACGTAAATTATGGAGAGTATGTCGATGACTCTAGAATTTTTGCAAATTCAGGAAGTAATAGTTCAAATTTTCTAGGTGATTATATTGACGGAGGTGGTGCATAATGGCAATTAGAATTCAATTACGCAGAGACACAGCAGCAAATTGGACTTCAGTAAACCCAACATTACGAGCAGGTGAAATTGGTATTGAAACAGATACCCTTAAATTTAAAATTGGTAACGGCTCAGCATGGAATGCTACTTCTGGATATGCAAACGTTACTCCTTCTGGACTAACTAACAGCCTTGGAAACTATATACTCGTATCCGATCAAGGAAATCCTGGAGGACCAGCAGAACTTGATGCGAACGGCGACTTAATTATCCCAGAAAACTCAGTTATTCTTTGGAATGACGATGCCTATAACTTTACAACAACATTAACGGCTACACAACCAACAGCTAATAGAACAATCACAATCCCAAATAGTTCTGGAAC